AGACTAAGGATTTCCTACCAGGCAATTTTCCCTCAACAGAGAAAGATTGAGATGACAACTCCATTAGGCGAGAATCTAACATTTTGATTCCTTTCTTAAGGATGTCTTCCGTAATAGGCAAAGAATAGCCTTTTCCGTCTGAACCAGCGAAATGTATACCAACGATAAGGGCCTTGTTACCGTCGCTCAAACAGAGCGGCAACCCACATTGGCCACCAATGGTATTATAATCAATACCATACATTTCAACCTTTTGTCCAAAAGGAATCTCATCTATTTTGGCATTCTCACTGGCAACAGTGTACCGAACCTTAACATCGTGTCCGTTAAAATTGCCCTTAAACCCCTTCTTAAAAACACTCTTTGCAAAGTGCCCTTTATTCAAAAGATGTTTACTGGATCGAGTATATTGTATCATACATAAATCATAAGCTATTTCAACACAACCTTCACCGATTACAAACTTACGGGTTCCATGTACTTTGTCGTTCTTGAAGAATTCTAAAGTAAACGTGTTAAGATCTTCTGCAATATGCTTATTGAAAATAAAATACCCTCCACCCGTAAGCAAGCCAAATTGACTCCGTTCAGTTTCAACACATCTTATTTGTACAATATTGGCAAAAACACACTTTCTAAAAGTATCAAAGTTTCCAGAAAAGGTTCCTAGGTACATATTAGTAAGATTGTTCCAACTAGCTCCGTCTTTTGACGGCAACCGAGTTGTGAAATCTTTAATCTCGTTCATTTCATCTATAGTATTAGTGAAATAAACGGATTGTGTTTCTCCCTTGGTATATTCAAAAGGTTTCTTAAGAAGACTGTAAAAAGTCTTTAACATTAAAACAGCAGCAACAAAAGCCGTACCGTAATAATATTTTCTCAACCACTTACCATCTCCAAACCACATAACCCAGCTACGAACAGCCACAAAATTAGCATGTTGTATTGGATTGGTCAGAAACTTACGTAACTTAAAAGTACCAAACCTAATGTCATGAAAATAGGTTAAAACCATAGCAATGACAAAAGGTATGAAATTCAAAGCGGTTATGGTAAAACCAAGAAATGCCAAACATATTAAGAAAAATACTCTTATGCTGAAAGGTAACTTAAGCCGAAATATAATAGATATAGCTACACAAACAAGAGTGAAAATATTTGGCAATCTATGAAGAAACCAAAAATATACATCCCACCATGTACGAGGAGGAACATAAACTCCAACATTATTTGGAGGTAACCACTCAAGATTAATCTTCTCTTCTTCAACATCCCTTTGAATCCTTTGACTGCGGGGAAGTTGTTCAACATCAATTTGTTCGAACCTATCTACCTTCTCGTCTTCAGATATGTTCCCTTTCTCCTCTTCATGGGAAATACTAATATAATCTCTAGATTGAGTAGAAAGGTTTGTCCCGTCTTTAACTTCTAAATCTTCTATCAATCTAGAAGTTTCGTCGGGCATTTTATCCCCCCAATCATCCATGAAATCAAATTCATTATCTTTTAATGGTATTTCAGTGCTATGAACTAATTCATCAATAAAAGAATCATTCGGTTGATTATAAACAAATGCATCTTGATTTTTCTCTTCTCGCAATTGATTAATGATATGATCGGAATCAAATTTCTTCAAATCACCAAACATTTCGTCAATAGCACTGCCATCCAAAATTTCAGCATAAGCATTGTCCAAATCAAAATCAATGGCTTCATGTTTGGTGTTCTTGCGAAATTTATCAATTATCATACCACCCAATTCCTTGACAGGAACATTTACGAGTGTGGACAATTTAGAAATAAACCGCAAATCGTCATTGCGTAAACGTCTTTGAGCATGACGCTCAAGATCAATGACATCCGCAGGACGAATGTAAGGTAACAGAACGTCATCATAATCTTTCTTCTCCTCACATGGAGCCCCATGGCCGAGAGCCTCGCTTACAACACTATTATTAATTTCAAAATTTTCATCTATAATAGGTCGTTTAATAAGCTCATCAGCTATGCTCTTCGAAAGATTAATAGTATTAACATCCTTGATTTTGGGAGTCCGTTCAATATGGGCTAAATATAATTTCATATAAGCCTTGGTAAAAAGAGCCAGTTTCTTAAAAGTCCTTGTTTTCTTCTCACCAATATAGGTAGTGACAGTAAACCGATATCTATCTAGTATACAATCACCAGCTGCCTCATATTGAGCCATAGACTTCTTAAAATCAATTTGTTTTCCATCAGCGGCTGTATATTTACCCAATGGCTTAACACCAATGTAGGTACAACGTCTTTGTATTGCATCTGTACAAAACATAGTCTTGGACATGTGCATATCAGGGTTATTTGTGTCAATAACAATGACTTTAGGGTTTGCATAAACCTTACCCTTCTCAAATGCCATATTACACATAAACCGCTGAGAATCAGCCAAACGATTAATCTCATCCAAGATAGGACTGCCATTCTTAATAGCAAGTCCAACAGCTTCGTTTCCAACTTCAGAGTAGTGGATAAAAGGATGGGAATATGGATCGTAACCGTCCCAGTATTCCGTACCTCTAATCCTATCATACATAAGATCTGATCTCCACTCTATACCATAAAGATTACAGATAGACTGCATAAGGTAATCTAAAATACCAGACTTACCTACGCCAGCCGCTCCGTGTAAAACAATAACGAATGGAAACTGCCTTTCTTGTCCGGCTATAATACCCTTAAGGTTACTGAACCAATTTTGCAAATCAAGTTTAACACTTTCCATTGAGGAAATACGGTCATTACCAGGATTACATTCAAAATAAGCGTCCACTTCTTCTAAAAGTTTTTTAACCCTACGAACTATTTCATCATAGGTATATTTGTTTGCCTGAGGAAAACCAGAATACATCATACTTGGGTTCTCACAAACTTTCTTCAGGAAATTATATTCCTTAAAGATAGAATTGACTTCTACGTTACCCAATAACAAAGTACGAACAGATGCACCACTAGTAACAAGGTGCCCAAAATTTTCAAATCTACCCAATAAGGTGGAAATGTAAGTAATGAGTTGCCTAATACTTCGAGGCTGTTTCATGGTCGTAATGCA